AGCGTGGCCAGCTTTGACAAACTGGTCTCGGTAAGGTGGTGATGAGGGATGACGCTTGTCATCTCCCACTGGGGTCAAAGCCCCAGGCCACCCGCTATGCGGGAGGCCCCCACCCAAGCTTGATGCTGACGTGCTTGGGACGTCCAGAACGCTCCAAGTGCTCCGTATCGACCCTTGGGTCTAGCACGCTATCCACCTCGGAGTAGTTATCCCGAGGAATACCCCAAAGACTGGGGGGATAGCGAAGGAGGCACTTAGTCATAGCACCCGCTCCCTCCAAAACATCTGGAGGTGGCTTGGCTACCACTTTGTAGCCCTTAGTCAGAGGGCTGTGGTAATTCGGGTCAAGCTTCTGGAATTGGTAACCCAGAAAGCTCTCCCTGCCAAGTAGTGGTGAAGTTGGCGCCACATTCGGGAAATGAATTAACAGTTTCTCGATGTGACGATCCAAATATGCAGCCGTTTGCCACAGACCAGATCGATAGAACTGGTTTCTGGCTTTAACGGTAGCAATAACACCACGAGCGTCCTGCCGTTGTGATGGAATATTATGACGAATCTTGACAATTGAAACGTCTTGACCGTCAAAATACTCCCTTCCGCAAGACTCTCTGTACCTTCCGGTCCAGAAAGACTTGCTGATGTTTACTTTATACCCGAAGGTATGAAGTTCATCCACAACGGACAGCACATAGTCTCGGGGAACGATAATATCGTCCCCGAAGACGCGCACCCGCCCGTCGAACGATTTACTAACGTCCGAACGGGAAAGCGTCGTGCTGAGCTCTCTCTGTATCCCAAGGAAGCAAATTGTCACAAAGACAATTGCTTCCATCGGGAAACATAGAGCTGAACCCATAGACGCGAACTTGGAGAGGGGTAACACCCCAACTCCAGGTACATCGGCCTTCGTAGACCGTGAAGCCTGAACTCCCGCAAGCAAATACGGGAAGTCCTGCAACATGGCTACTACATGCCGATTCGAAACCCTATCGGAAGCTTCGCTAAGATCTAGCGTAGCGAGATCACCGTTGTGTGATCCCTTGCGAGCAAGAACCCTATTGGGCTCCTGATCGTCAAATCCGACGAGACGATAGAGGAGACTATCCTCTTTAATCGCCGTCAGAATATTGCGAAAGATCATCTGCTGTGCATATTGCATAGCAGTTGGTTCAATCGCAATAATTCTTGGGGTTTTGAGCGTTTTAGGAACAAGGGTCACCTTTACAGGTAACTCTTGTCCGGGTTCGACGATGTTCACCAATTCTCTCTCTGAATCGTAGATTTCTCCACGATTCGGAAAGAGGACGTCTTCAAAAGGTATTACCTCTTGAAGACGTGCGGTCCAGGTACGCTGATTCCACTTACCATTGCTGGTAAGCTTATCAGCGACAACGCCTGGGCCATGCCTTGGATGAGTTCTGCCAAACTGGATATCTCTATCCAGCTTAGCAAATAGCTCTCCAAACAGCATATTCGACATAGTGTACAGATCCTCCAAATATTGGGGATCTAACATTTCGTCGAATGCGCGAACATCGTTCTCAATCTGAACGTACTCGGATATAGCCGCTCTACCACGACTGGGGTCCACGACCTTTCGGTCATGGTCCTGGTGGGCCCGGCCATTCTCATGGTCAGGTCCGGGTAGGGCGATCTTGCTAAACATCAATGTTAATTGACGAATAGCATAGATTGCTTCTATGTCCGGTTCATCCAGCAGCACTCCGCGCTGAGAGTCAAACACACGAGTAAGGAAACCTCCTAGAAATAGGGGGAGACCAGTATCGCGACCCTGAGTTCGCTTTGCAGCGAAACCAGGGAAACGAGAAGACTCGACGAAACCTTCGTCAAGGCATCTTTCGAAAGCCTTTCCGAAGTCCGCCAGGGTTACGGCTAGAAACCATAACCCCTCGTGTTTGGCTCGACTCACGACAGTTGTTATGTCGCGAGTGGCGCTTGTGCAGCATCGTACGGCTAATTCATTAGCCGTACAAGACCAGAGTGCAATTAGGCTTTTCATCCGTCCCTCCTATATAGGGGGTGTGCGGAATCCCTAGCCTATGCCTTAAGCTACCATCCTAACTCAGACACAGTTACCCGTGCCTGAGACAAGGATATCGCCTAGAAAGTATAGGGCGTTCATGATGAACACGATGGCAGCAATCACCTTTGCGGTGACTGTCGCCCGTGCATCAAAATCGCCTTTCCGTCGACCGGGGCTCGGATAGCCACGGTTTTTACGGATCTGGATGCGACGTTCCTCTTTCAAAGAACACCGCATTTCCAGCCATACGATTCTAGCACTGTGGTTCCAATGCCCAGGGAGATGTGTCGTATATTCTACGACTCACCCCCAAGGACCTTGACAACCACAGCGTCAGAGTTGGCTGCGAGCATGGCCCTAAAGCCATCGAACGCAGCCTTTGCCTCCGCCGGCGTGAAACCCTGATCCGGGAGATCGAAGACGACATATGTCGCCATCGACACCTCCCGAGTCCGAGTGTCATCGAACGGATCCGGAGACATCTTCTGAACGTCGAGCCGAATCATCCGCCGCTTCCGTCCGCCACGTGCTTCTTGGTGGCTCGCGGTCACAGCGGTAAGTCCGTCACTGGAGGAGTATTCACTCATATGTTCCCCCACGTTGGTACGCGGGAGAGATATGGTGGTACCCCCAATAGTGACGGCCATCGGATCGGGTAGAGACATAGGCAGCACTCCTAGGAGTTGGTGAAACTCCCGTTGGCGTTTTAACACAGAGTACAAGCATCAGTGACTGCTCTTAGATAAACCAAGGGCAGCCATTATGGCTTGCTGTCGGTTGGTAAGACCTTCCCAGGTCAAGCCAAAACCGAAAGGGTTGGCTCTGCGGCGTAATTTGGTTTCCGTAACCAAATTTACTACAGAGGGGACGATCGATGGGTCAACCAGACCCGTCGGACCGACCCAAGTATAGGTATCCTCACAGATCAAATGTTCCATGAGGTATCCATACTTTACAACCAGACCGTCTGTGGCCATATCGGAGATGTTGGAAACAACATCTCCCATATTGGTAAACCAGTCAACGGCCCAGGTCCACGGCATGTAGGCCCAGAGAACTTCTGGGGTGATGGAAAGGCCAACTAGCTTTTTGGCCTCGAGAGAGTATGCTACCATCCTTCCAAAGAGAGAATCTCCCTCTGGAATGACGTACGTATACGCTCCCGAAAACCATCTACTAATCGTACGCTTTCGCGTCCTGATTACCCCCATGCCTTGTGGCAGTGCGCCTTCGATGTACAATAACGATGAAGAAGCGGGCAAAAACGGCCCCGCATTCGTCATCGGAAAGTGCTCGAATTCGTACTGTACTTCTGGCGGGAAAACATGTCTGCGACGAACCACTCGTCCGGCGTCACGATGATATTGTTTTAAGATATCATCTGCACTAGCTATGGCAGAAGCCACAGATAGTACTTCGCCGACGAGGGGCTTGTAACCAAACTCATAGTTGAGATAATCGGAACCAGCAGCGCTGGCCCGCTTAGCTCTGCTTTCCCATGTTTTGGCTCCCAATAACTTTGGAAGACCTTCATGGGCAAGCTCTAAGAGAGAGGTTGCAAGCGTCGCAAGACTGTTGGTCGGCTTAGTAATAGCGATCGCGGTGGCACCAAGCGAATTCAGGAAGCTGTCGCTCCCTGGAAACGCAGGAGGCCAACCGAGGCCAGTATTACTAAAACTCAAAGGAAGTACGGGTCCTGAATAGGACCAGTACATACCCAGAGTAACCGATGGGATGAATCGATCACCAGCCATGTTCTGCACTGGTATATAACCATGTGCATAACGTTTCTGAGTGAAGAATTCACCCCCAACATCTGGACCAGAGGCGCTTGCGCGTCTCCATCCAGGATGGCTTTCCGAGTCAGTAACCTGACTCCCTTGCAGATCTGCAGCCACATACGTACCACTATATCGCTCTCGCGAACTAGTGTTCCATATAGGACTGTAGGCCAGGACACTATAATCGTATTCCAACCCTGGAAAGGGTAGGACACGAGTTTTGTGACCTGACGATTGATCAGCCAAGGGCACCATCCTCCTTCGGTCTTTTGAGGGTTAATTCCCTCAAATCATGTCCAACAGAGTTTGCTAGACTCCATAGGACATGGATGCTTGTACAAGTGCCCACGGGCCCCTTCCGGGGCCCG